TTAAGTCAAAGATTAATGTAACACCTGAAAAGGAAGCATTAGTAGATCTAATTGATCAATATGATAGCTGGTCATTTGACTTTCCACGTGAGATGGAACCAGCCAAACTAAATGCTATCTATTATGGTTATAACAAACCTAAAGCAGAGAAGTTTATTGAGTCATTCAAGGATGGTTTAAGAGACTTTACTGCACATGAACGAGGAGCTATTAAGCTTCACTTTAAAGCCTTTGTTGAGCAGTTAGAGAATCCAAAATTTGCTGGTATGATCAAAGACTATAAGGTTGTATCTACATTTGTGACTAAACAAGTTAATGAAGTAGCAAACTACATGCTTGATAAGTACGATGCTGATGTAGCCATTATGGTTAACCTTGAAGCTAAAGTTGTATCCTTTAGAAAGCAGAGAGGTGTACAACTTAACTTAGGTAAGTTGGCAGAGAAGCTATGCGAAGGTGGTGGTGCACATAACTTAGCAGGAGGTAAACTAACAGAAACGTTTGCTAACTGGACTAAAACCCTTACCCCAATTCAATAATGAAACAACCCAACGTACCCCTACCTTCAGGCGATATTACCAAAAGAGAGCTTGAGCATTTGATGTTATGCTTTTGCACATTTTGTTGTCAGATTAAAGGTAAGAGACTCTCCTTACAAAACATTTTCGTATTGGTACTAAAAGAAGAGAAGCTTCGTAATATGCTCAAGACTCTCTTAACTGTAGACAATGACTTTGAGTTGGTGAAGTTGTTTATTGAGTTTGAACCACAGATTGCAGAGTCAAAGTACATTACTAAGTACCTCAATCAGAATAAGGGTGCACTAAAGAGTTGATTTCACTTTAGAATCAGTTATAATCATTGTGAATGGTAACTGAAAGAGAAAAAGATATCTACAATAGCTATCTGTATGCTACCCGAACTGCTCAGGGTAAGCCTACTCGCTTCAGAAAAGACTTTAGTAAGTTGAAAGATGCTGACTTTGTAGCTCTTAAGAAGCTATCTGCCTTCTTTGTTAAGCATAACCATATTAACTATAGAGATTGGTTTGCTGCTCCATTCAGTGTGTATAATAAGGATGAATGGTTTGACCTTAAGTTCTTTAATAGTAGGAAGGCACTTAAATGCTATTCCATCTACATGAAAGAGAAGGAAGTCTCAAATCCTGATAGTGATGACAATATTGAGGTAATGAAAGATGGCTTCAGGTATGTAGCCAAGTTCTGTATAAGGAACTCTCTTACACTTGAAGAGTACCAAAAACATTTTACTAACAATATGCCTACTTGCCTGTTGCATTTACAAGAACATAGGCTAAACTTTTATACATTACATGCCCTTGAAGTTGAACCCATCATTAAGACCGTCGAACGAGACGTATTGGACTTCATCGTCAAGGACTTTAAATCCCTTTTCGCGCTTACGCGCACAAAATATCTTGGCTCTAAGATACTTAAATCAAAGGCCAGAGAAACAAAAGACAAAGTAACTAAAATAATAACAGAAAAACAAAAGTAATATGAGTGCATTTAATATGAGTATGTTCGAAAGCATCAAAGGTGCTTTAGCCTCCAGCAATGAGTCCGGTAAGAGTAAGTTCTCCGAAATCATGCAAACCAAGCCAGGTAATACCTATACCGTTCGCTTGCTTCCAGATGGTAAGTCTCCAGCAGATACCTTCTTCCACTACTACAATATGGGTTGGAATAGCTTTGCTACCGGTCAGTATGTCCAAGCTCTTAGTCCTCAGACCTTTGGTGAGCGTTGCCCTATTAACGAGGAGCGCTTCAAGCTTAGCCGTATGGGTTCTGATGCTGAGAAAGAGAAAGCTTCTCAACTCCGTCGTTCCGAGAAGTGGCTTGTTAACGTCTATGTTGTAGACGATCCTACTAACCCTGATAACAATGGTAAAGTCAAGATGCTTCGCTATGGTAAGCAGCTTCACAAGATCATTACTGAAGCTATCGAAGGTGAAGACGCCGCTGAGTTCGGTGCTAAGATCTTTGACCTCGGTGAAGAAGGTGTTAACTTCAAGATTAAGTGTGAGCAGCAAGGCGACTATCCTACCTATGTTTCCTCTCGCTTTACTGCTGCTGGTAAGTTGAATCTTTCTGAAGATCAGCAGAAGGATATCTATAGTCAAACTCACACTCTCAAGGAGACCTTCCCTGTTAAGAGTAATGACGAGCTTGTTACTATGCTTAATGAGCACTTCCATTGTAAGGCTGATGAGCCTACTGTTGAGACTCCTGCCGCTGGTGATACACCTCCTTGGTCCGCTCCAGCAGAAGCAGCTCCAGCTCCAGCACCGGCTCCAGCAGAGACTACTTCCTCTGTTGAAGATGACATCGATGACCTTCTTGCCGACCTCTAAGAGTTATGAGTGATCCAATGACACCCGAAGCCAAGGCTGCGGTAATGCAGCTTATGGGTCAGACTTATGGGCAGATGAAGAAGCAAGACGATATGATCGTTGGTGCATCAGCACAGCTTCAAGCTAAGTCTAATGAGATGAAGAATATGGTTGAGCAGTTGGTGGCAACACCTACTGTTGCATCCAGTCAACAACCACCTCAGCCAGCTCCAGCACCTCAAGCTCCTGCTCCACAACCTCAAGCTGCTCCAGCTCCTGTAGCTCCTGCTCCTGTTACACCTGAGCAAGCTCAGTTAGAACTTCAAGCTGCTGCTCCTGTAGCACCTGCACCAGTAGCTCCTGCTCCAGTTGTAGAAGAGCAACTTGGTTTGGACTTTAGTGAGCCAAGCCAGATGGATCAGTTGCTTGCTGCTGTTAAAGAAAGCAACTTGCTATTGAAAGATATTAAGCTACAATTAGAGAGTACAAATGTCAAACCAACAAGAAAGAAAGCTAAGTCTAAAGTCGCCTGAAAAGTTCGTAGCTTTTTTAGACTCTTTATCAAAGATAAGTGAGAGTGCTATTGTTCAGTTAGATAGTGATAAGACTTCTAGTCTTGTTGCTTCTACTGACAATACTCTTATCCTCCATGCAGAATATGCTGCTGGTACTGACTTCTCTTCTACTCTGAATATTCCAGATGTAAAGAAGTTAACTAATGTCCTCAAGACAGTAGGCTTTGATGATGAGATTGACCTTAAGGTTAACTCAAATAACTTAGAGTATAAGGGCAATGGTGTTAAGTTTAAGTACCATCTATTTGACGAGGGTTTCTTGAGTAAGCCAGGCCTTAATGTTGAGAAGATTAATGCATTTGAGTTCGATATGGGCTTTGTCATTGATAGTAATATTCTCAATCAGATCTTCAAGGGTTCTGTATTTGCTTCTGAGACTAATAAGCTTTACTTTTATACTGAAGAGAATAAAGGTGGTGAAGGATTTAGACTTATGGCTGAGCTTACTGATAGGGCTCGTCATAATACTGATAACTTTACTATGTGCATTGGCTTGGTTAAGGTAGAACTTGATCCTATTCCAGTTAACTTCGATAATATTCGTCTACTTAATAATATTAGTGGTTCGTTTACTGTTAGGGTTAATAAAGAGTACGGTGTAGTTGTATTTGAGCAAGAAGCAGAAGAGATTAAGCTTAAGTATATTGTTTCATCACTTACCCAGTAAGATGCTATCTAACAACCAAAAGAACAAACTAAAGACAGCTGGTTACTTCATCAAGCGTCTTAAAGATCATAAGTACGTGACCTTTAGGATGTTTGATAAGTACGGCGATCACGATTCTCGTAAGTGGACGGTACTTGTTGACCCAGGAGGTGCTTCAGTATACATTACTTGCTTTGAGAATAGACCGTTCAAAGATGAATACTTGTTTAGTTTTGAGGATGGTAACCAGAGATTTCCTCGAGGTTACGTCCTTAAGACGAGCTCTATTGACGTTGTGGTACAAAGATTAATTGATCACCAGGTACTACAAGTTGAAGATTCAGAGTTCTTGAATAAGTATAATAAGAATGGACGAGAAGCCGGAGGAGCAAAATAACGATATTGATGATCTAATCAATAGCGCTCTAAACTTACATGCTGAAGATCTTAAAGGCTTTAAGAACGAGAAACAACTACGAGAGAAATTAAAGAGTATCGTAGCTGAGTATCTAGATACATTCTACATCTTCGGTTATGATATTGACGGTAAAACAATATTAATAAAAGGTGCCAATTCCGATATGCAATTAGATGCATTAGATACCTTAGCAATGAGATTATTTGTTGCAGGTAATTTAGGAGGTACATATGGAGACAATGGATCAAAATTCCACTAAAAGAAGAGATTGTTACGCAGTACATCATGGTGACTATGTAGGTCAGATGTTTATTGTATGTGAAGTAACTGATAAAGAGATTGGTTGCTTATCAGTACCAGACATGAAAAATGTCAAAGTTCCTACAGATAAGTGGACTATCGGAAGGAACTCTGATATAATTGAACATGTAGAGGAGACTCCTAAGGATGTCTTTAAGGTCTGCTCTGCACAATATAACGCTAATGAAAACTCTAATAATTGATGGCAATAACCTTATCCACCGAACATGGTGGACTGCCAAGAATCAAGGTAAAAGACAAGGTATAGAAGATACTGAGTTGATTGCTAATATGCATGTATACTTTACCTTGAATGCTATTTACTCTTACGCTAATAAGTTTAAGCCTACTAAGACCATTTGTGTATGGGATGAGAAGGAAGACTATCAGCCTAATATTCGTAAGGAGCAGTTAGATGGTTATAAGGGTACTCGTAGTAAGGATAGTACTCCTCATCATCAGAACGAGCAGATCAAGGAAATGCTTTCTTGTTTAGGTATTCCTTCTATCTTTCCTCGTGAGAGAGAAGCAGATGATATTGTAGCTTATATTTGTAAGACATTCGAAGGTGAGAAGGTTATTGTATCAGTAGATCGTGACTTCCTTCAGCTTGTAGATGACAAGACTGTACTTTACGATGCTATTCGTAAGCGTGAGTTTACTTTAGATACCTTCAAAGAAGATACTGACTATACTAAGAACGAATGGCTTCGTGCTAAGTGCCTCTTAGGTGATAAGTCAGATAACGTTCCTGGTATTCCTCGCTTTGGTAAGGCTAAAGTACGTAAGTGGCTTGATGGTGAGCTTGAGCTTAACGAAGAGCAAGAAGCTATCTTCGAGAAGAACATGAAAGTGTTTGACCTTAATGAGGTTATGTCTCACGAATCAGAAGCTAACTACTATCAAGAGCAGCTCGATGTAGATATCGAAGCTCGTTGGTCAGAGTTTGTCTGTCTTTGCGAAGAGTATAAGATGGAGAATATTCTTAAGAAGAAGGAAGCATGGCATACACTCTTCATTATGAGCAACAAGTTGCTTTCTATGTTCGGTTAGTTATAATAAGTCGTGATCTCACTTCCGCAAGAGTATGTCGTAGCTAAGTTCTACGAATTCGGCAGGAGCCCTATACACAATAGGTTCAATAATGTGTATCAGTGCTCTTGTCCTGTGTGTCGTGAATCACTAAAGAAGAAGAGGTGTTACTACATACCTGAAAACGATAACATCTACTGCCACAATTGTGGTTGGTCAAGTAAGCCGTGGAAGTGGATCATTGAAGTAAGTGGTTGTACTAATCAAGACATAATCAACGAAGTAAAAGATTATGATGTATCTGTAGATATTGGGAAGGTAGAAGAGGTTAGAGAGAAGGTACAAGTATCTACTTTGCCAGAAGATAGTATTAACTTCAGTGATGAACATCAGCTTGAGTTTTATAAAGATAATCACATTATTAGAGCTTGTAAGCATATCATAAAGTCTAGAAGGTTAGATACAGCTGTCAATAGACCAGATAACCTTTATGTATCCCTTAAGGATATGGTTCATAAGAATAGAATCGTTATACCTTTTGTTAATGAAAGAGGGGAGATAGAGTTCTACCAGACGAGAACAGTAAAGACATCAGACTTAAGAACTAAGCCTAAGTATCTTGGTAAAGTAGGAGCTGAGAAGACCTTATTTAACATTGATAAAGTATCTAGTGATCATGATAAGGTGTATATCTTCGAAGGTCCTATTGATGCATTCTTTGTACGTAACTCAGTAGCTGTTGCTGGTATTACTGAACGAGGAAGATCATTTACTAAGAGGCAAGAAGAGCAGTTAAATGGTACTCTTAAATGGTATGATAAGGTGTGGATACTCGATTCTCAGTGGGGTGATAGAGCATCCATGATAAAGTCAGAGGCTTTACTTAACCAAGGAGAGACCGTGTTTATATGGCCTGAAACGTTAGGTAGGAAGTATAAAGACTTCAATGACCTTGCTATTGCAGCTAATAAAGATGAGATTAGCTGGGAATGGATACAAAAAAATACCTTCGAAGGACTCGAAGGTATTGTTAAGATGTCTGAGGTAAAACGTTTCAATAATCTTTAAACGCCTCGGAGAGAAGCATCACCAGACTGAGCAAGGTAACCACGCATTGTCTCGTTAAGAGCAGCAAGGTCAGTAGCTACTTTAGAAACACGACGTTGTTCGGCAGCCATTTTGTCGAAAAGTGAATCTGGCTCAGCATTACCAAGAGCGTATGCAATTGAATCTGGGTTAGAAGCATCATTAAGCTTAGCAAGGAAAGCATCTCCATCAGCAATCCAGCCTTGAAGTGTAGCAACCATCTTTGCATTGATCTCACCTTGAGCTGCAGCAGCCTTAATAGCTGGATCTTCCTCAACTACATCAGCAGTAGCCTCTGGATCAGCTTCAACATCTACATCAAACTCATCTGGAGCTGTATCAGCTTCAAGTGCGTCTTCAAACGCTTCTTGCTCAGCTGTATTTTCCTTAATAACCTGTGCGAATCTTTTACCGAAGTTCTTCATGTCAATATTTAGTCTCTGGTATAAATATTACTATATGAATGGGGCAAATAATCGAATTTCTACAAGGTTTAATGATAATCCTATCAATCAGCTGATGGATACGACCAACCAGCAGAAAAAATATAAGGATGAAGAAAAAGAACAGAAGGCTCCACCTACTCTCCCATTTGAGTTAGAACACATTTTATCTAAAATTGGTGATACATTCATCAGTCTTACGGAGATTCGTCGTATGCTAGATAATGTTAGTCATAACGCTTCTGTAGATGATGAAGACGTTAAGGCGATGCAAGATAAGATTGACCAAATCAACAATCTTGTATTGGGTCTTGATGAAGACCTTGGCAAACTTTCACTTTAGTAGTTGATTATAGTTATTTAGCATTTATACTATAGGTATAATGTTAAGATCACTCATTACAACAGCTGCAGTATCAGGACTCATTGCTTATGGCCTCTCTCAATGGGTAGAGTTCTGGAAATGCTTCTCTCTTGTTACTGGTATTCAGTTCGTTGTGTTTTGGATCATTAATACACGTTTTCAGGTAGATAAAGATAAGCTCTATGCTGAGTTTGATGAGAGTATTGAAGGTGTTCTCAATATGTCACGTATGGCTGTAGATTGTCCATGCAATAATCACGTATTCGAAGAGGAAATCTTTGTAAATGGTGATAATACCCATAGATGCCCTAAATGTAAGAATAAAATCAAGCTAGACTGCCCTGTCCGTGCAGTTCTCCTCACTGATCCAGGTGAGGTTACGGATTCCTTATAAGGAACTCCGATATAATTAGGTATGAGCAACAATAAAGGCTATACCAAAAAGACAGAGATAAAGAGCTTCGTAGAAGCTGAAGAGATTGAGCTTGCAACTAAGATTGCAAATGCTCTCGTTAATGAAGAGTCTAATGCATACATTGTGCACTTGACTAAGAAGCTTGATGCACTTAAAACTGCACGGTTGAGGAAGCTACTCTAAAAGGAACTCTGATATAATTAGGTATGACAATGAAACACGGACGATACACGGTAAAGGTTGAGATAACCGGTAATGATATTAACGATACAGTTACTATGGATTACTACCCAACTGAAGAGATGACAGTAAAGCAAGTTATGGAGAAGTTTGATTACTGGAATGCTAAATCCTCAAAAGTTATCAGTGTAAGGCGTGTCGCTTAATAGGAACTCTAATATAATAAATAATATGACTGATAATAATAATAAAATCGAAATGCAACTTAAAGACGGTACTACTGAGTACTGGGATCATCAAACGTTTGCTCGTTGGGCTTCTCTTATTGAGGGTATCCAGACGGTAGATCAGAAGCTTCAAGATGCTAATGTACCGGATACCGACAATAAATGGATCAAGCCTCTAGCTTTTGAGAAGTATATTCAAGAACGCTTTCACTCGATGCTACGTGATACTGAAGTAGAGCATCGCATTGGTAATATCTAAAACTTTCCTCGTTGTTCATATTAAGAGAGCCGGCTTACGCCGGCTCTTTTTATGTTGGGGTAGGTGTCGAAGCGCTTGGAGTAGGTACACCACCACCTCCCCCACCATTAGGATTAGTTGGTGTCATTGTCGGGGTAGGAGTTGGTGAAGCTGTTACTGATGGTGTTGGAGATGGGTCTAATGATGTATCGAGAATATCAACATCGATACTTGTAAGTATACCATCCAATGTAAGAGTCATTGTCTCTGGACCTTCTGTAATGCTATCTTCAAGAGCACCGATAAGAACGCTAGCTTCATTACTATTAATAGTAAAGTCACCTGTTAAATCTTGATCAATATCATCTTCATCAATACCGGTAATGGTGTAAGATATATCAGTACCGTCATCAATACCAGTTGTGTAGAGAGTAATGAGAACATCATCACCTTCTTCAATTTCTGTATTACTTGCAACAAGTGAGAACGTTGGTGTTGTTGACGTATCATTAATTGTTACATTAGATGAAACGCTGAGACCATCAAGAGTAATAGTCATTACCTGTGAACCTTCTGTTGAACCGTCCTCTACAGCCGTAATAGTAATTGTATCTTGCTCATTACTAATAGTAAAGGTACCTGTTAAGGATTCATTAATATCAGCAGACTGAATACCAGTAATTGTATATGGTATAACAGTACCTTCAGCAACGTTTGTAGTATAGAGACCAATTGTTAACGTATCCCCTTCATCCATTTGATTACTGAAAGGTACGAGACCATAAATTGGATTCGGTGTCGGTGATGGGCTTGGTGAGCTACTTGGAGAAGGAGCTGGTGTATTACTTGGTGTAGGAGATGGGTTAATAGATGTATCATTAATTGTTACATCTGATGAAATACCAAGACCGTCGAGAGTAATAGTCATTGTCTCACTACCTTCTGTTACAAGATCAGCATAAGCAGAAAGAGAAATGGTGCCGATACCACTATTAACAGTAAAGTCACCTGTTAATGGCTCATGAAGATCACTTGAATCAATACCGGTAATTGTATAAGGTACAGTTGTACCGTCAGCAACGTTAGTTGTAAAGAGACCAACTGTTAAATCACTACCCTCATTAACTTCATTAAAGTATGGAACAAGAGCATAAATCGGACTCGGTGAGCTGCTATTTGATGGGGTGACTGAAACGGATGGAGCTGGTGTATTACTTGGTGTTGGTGTTGGATTTATTGATGTATCGTTAATTGTTACATCTGATGAAATACCGAGACCGTCAAGAGTAATGGTCATTGTCTCATTACCTTCAGTTATATTATCAGCATAAGCAGAGAGTGAGATTACATCTTGATCATTATTAATGGTAAAGTCACCTGTTAATGGCTCATGAAGATCTCCTGAACCAATACCTGTAATTGTATAAGGAATAACTGTACCGTTAGCAACGTGTGTAGTAAAGAGACCAACTAACAAATCATCACCCTCATTAACTTCATTAAAGTATGGAACAAGAGCATAAATTGGATTTGGTGTTGCAGATGGGCTTGGGAGAGCCGATTGCGATGGGTTAGGAGTATTACTTGGGGTAGCTGTAATAGTCGAAGGTGGTGTACTAGTCGGTGCGTTAGGAGTATTACTTGGGGTAGCTGTAATAGTCGAAGGTGGTGTACTAGTCGGTGTTCCAGTTGGAGTTTCGGTAGGAGTCCCGGTAGGAGTAGCCGTAACAGTACTTGGTGGTGTCCCTGTCGGTGTTCCAGTTGGAGTACTGGTCAAAGTAGGAGTCGGGGTAGGGGTAGGATACGATGCGGCAGGAGTGCTACTCGATGTTGGTGTTTGTGTAGGAGTAGGAGTACCACAAGGCGTAGAGCTCGCAGTAGGGGTAGGGTTAGGAGTACCAGTCGGAGTTGGTGTTGACGTTTGTGTCTGTGTAGGTGTCTGTGTTGGTGTTGGTGTTCCAGTCGGTGTAGGATCTAAACATACCATAGGACAGTTGAGAGTATATCTCCAGCCTGGTTTATCATGAACAGGAGATTGAATTGTAACAAGCGCTTCTTTCTCATTAAAGAGTGATTCAACAGACTCTATCATTCCTTCTGTAGTTGTATCAACAACAGGGTAACCATCATCAGCAAGAGTGGTACCAGAAAAATCAATATCCTCTTTAATTAACGCATCAATAAATACTTGTCTCTTATAGCCACCATATACATAAGCAGCATTACCAACAAAGCCTGTATCAATAATAACACTACCTTTGTAAGTTACAATGAAACGATCCGGACCATCCTCAACATCATACTCAAGCATAACACAACGATTATTGTTATTAGTAGGAGTAACAGATGGAGTCTGGGTCTGAGTAGGTGTCGGTGTACCTGTACCAGTAGGTGTAGGTGTATGTGAAGGTGACTGTGAAGGAGTTACTCCAATAGACGTACTCGAGGTAGGAGTCACAGTTGGTGTTCCTGTTGGAGTACCAGTTGGAGTACCTGTTGGGGTACCTGTTGGGGTACCGGTTTGTGTCGGTGTTGGAGTAAGAACTTCAGAGCTACTTGGAGTAACTGATGGAGATGGAGACGAGCTTTGTGAGCTCGTTGATGGTGATGGGGAAGGTGAAGATGAAGATGAAGCTTGACTAAATGGTGTAACAGTAGACCAAGCAGCTGGAGTATATCCATCAAAGCCAATCTCAAGAACACGATCTGCTTCACCAGGAGCCATAAAGACTTGCTGATTCAAGAGTGAGCCATCTGTATACCAAGCCAAGTCAGCACCAGATGAATCCTCATCAAGAATAGCACTAAGTGGATTAAAGGAAATAGAATCATCTGCTGGATCAATAGCAATCTGATAAGGAAGGTTCCATGGAGTGTTATAAATCTTACCATCAGGACCTTCAACAGAGAACATACTAGCAGGCTGTCTACCCCATGTATTGTGTCTGTCAACATCTGAACCAGTATAACCAGCAGTCATTGCACTGTAGATGGTATATGGGTAAGGAATCTCAGTTACACTATCATCTGATGTATCAATCTTAAGAACACTACGAGCGTGAGTACCGTGAGAGTAAATGCAGCCATTAGAAGCAAGAACACCACCCTTATACTTGTTCCACTGAGGACAGCGCAAGTAGAAGTAATCAGTATTAGCAGATGTTGTAGTATCGTAATCAGCATTACCAGTAAGAGCTGTACCAATAAAGGAAATAGAGTCGTCGTTAAGATCAATAACTTGAACTTGACTCGCACCGTATGGGATACCATAGATCTTATCATTACCACCATTAACAGCGCCCCAGTAAGAACGATAGATAAAAGGAAATACAGCTTCATCAGCAGCAGCTAGTGAAGTTCCACGAGCTGTTTCGAATGGGTCTGTCGGTACTGTATAAGTGAGAGAAGTAACAGCTGACTCATTACCATTTGCATCGAATGTGAACTTCTTAGTAGACTCAGATCCACTATAAGATGTCATATAAGCAGCACCAGCACCGTTACCGTTATCTTGAAGAGCAATACCTCTTGTTTGAAGACCGTAGCCAACATTAATATAATCTACAGTAACGTTAGAAGGGTCTTCTGTATTAACAATAAGTGGACCGTATGCAGCGTGAGGAGCAGCATAAATGCGCTTATTAGAAGCATATACAGCTCCTACCCATTTCTGGTTACTTGTAGATATGCCAGTTACACTATAAAGGGTTTGCGAATCGTCACGTGGATCTGTTCTTACAACATCAGTAGCAGCATAAGGAATTGAGTAGTGGTAGCTGTTATGGTCTGTTACACTACCACGGAACTGAATCAATGTACCGTTACTGATATCATTACCAATAAAGGTATACTCTCTATCAGGAATATTGTACTGCTTAAATCCTGTCATGTCGTAGGAAGTAAGCTCATAACCAGTATTAAAGCCAGCAGCAGTATCTGCATCCTCAATTAACTTATTAATGTCGTTGTGAGTACGGAGGTTAACAATACTATCAACTCTATTAGTCGTATAAGTTGGTCCAAGGAAAATAAGCTCGTCATCAATGAGAGCGAAGTGAGGTGTGCCTGAATCACCGGCAATTAAACCTTCTCTCCAAGCTTGTAAGTCAGTATCAATTGGATTACCATACATCATCTTACCAAGATCACCTGTTTGGTAACTATTTGGAGAAGCATCAAAACCAGCAATACCCTCTTCACCAACATCAATAGAAGTTGCACGTGAAATAAGAGACTTCTCTTCTTGGTCAGTATGTATAATAGGGAAGTCGTCAGTAAAAGAAAAGCGTCCAGGTAGGTATGCAGGTAGAGTAATTTGACTTGGATCAAGATACTTGTAGAAGTCTGGTGGAAACACTTTAAGTGGTTCAATCTCTGAAGGAAGATCACTATCAAGAACAGCTACATAATAATCACCGTTAGCAGAGCCCATTCCGTGATAAGCATTTGCTGTAATTACTCGATCGTATCTAACGTTATTTCTATCGTAAAAATAAACAATCTTATTAACAGGTAATACATAGTGCCTTGCAAAAACCATGTGTCTTGGTGTAATAAGAGCACCACCCATTCTTGTACCAGCAACACCACCAACATCGTTATTGTTTAAAGGAGAAATACCTGTAGAACCAACAAGAGCATGCATCCAGTTATCAGTTGTTCTGGTCATTGTTGCTGCATTACCCAAATTATTGAACATCGGCTTATCAGTCGATGCATCATATCCGTTAATTGCTGTAAATACAGATTCGTTAACTACGGTTTTTAAGTCTCTGGCCATTTTATTATTAGATGTCTAAGTTTGTGAATACGATTTTACGAAGTGTTTCATGTTGCTGTGTAAGACCGCAAAGGTATTCATCTTCTACACCACATGAAAGAGTATAGAACGGGCAACCAACTGTTATATTCCAGTTAGATGAGGAAAGGGGCTCGAACACTTCAACAAGTGCTCTAGATGTATCAGTATCTTTATAGATTGATGTTTCAACTGTTAATGTATTACTAACATATGGGTAACCATCTGGTGCAAGGTCAGTTGCTGGGTAACTGCCATGATTAGCAGATGAGAGTAAACCTGTAATGAATGTAGATCTTGATGCACCACCATAGTTAAATGATTCATTACCGATAAAGCCTGAATCGTGTTTAACTTCATTATCTAATGTAATAATAAAGCGATAAGGATCACCTGTAGTAGAGTAATCTACATTTACGTCACCAATAAATGCTGACATTTGGTATAAGAAAGTACTAGGATAAAAGCCTTCTGGTGAACTTACTGGTACACCACATGCACCATCAGCACAACCAACATGAGGCTCCATTCCTAAGAATGGAAGTATAGGTCTATCTTCTCGTGCTGGTACACCTTGAGGATCTGGTCCGAGAGCAGATAAATTATTAGTAAAAGGTGTTATTGGTGTAAATTCTAATGCACTCTCTTGGATGCTATTCTGATTACCTTCAACGTGGAAGCCATCAATAACAATCTCACCAGTTACAGTAGCTGCATTAACTGGCTTAACAAAGGAAACACCTGGTCTGTATCTTGTACCACTATCAAAGGTGAGGTTAACATCTTGCTTAAGGATAGGAGTAAAAAACTCTTCACCTTGTTTCTTATAGTCAACAGTTAATGTTCTACCATAGTTACCAAGTCTTGCTCTAACTGTCTTCTTACCTTCTTCGATAAGTTCAAAAGCTGATAATGACTCAGTAGAAACAATATTACCATCAGCATCTCTAACATGAACACCATTTGGCACTACAGCAGATAAACCATCTCTAGTATCACCACTACCATAATCATCAATAGGTTCGCCAAATGCTCCTAAAGTATCAAAACCTACACCAAGAATCTTACCACTTAAAGGTTCTGCTTTAGAAGTAAGGTCATATGTACCTGTAAAACCTAAATCAGGACCAACACCACCACCAGCTACTGCTGAAAGAGCATCTTGAAGAAACATACAAAAACCAATCTCATCTCCTGGTGCAGCATTAGATAGTTCATATGTAAATGACCAAATAATATCATACTCAGGAGACATACCTTCTTCGAAAACAGCTACAGCAGCTGCATCGGTAGGGAGACCAGTTGGATATACCATACACTTATTTAATCGTGTGTATGGGCTTTACAAGAGATAAATTACATTCCCCACTCAAACTTGACCATTCCTGGAGCTGTGTGACCAAAAGATCCACCATGAGCGTGATTTGAAGCACCAGGCGCGCCAGCACCACCCCAGAATGAAGCATTACCATTAACCTCTTCATCACCACCGTCGTTTGTATCTTGACCACCAAAGGCGCCAGAGAGCATATGTACTGCGAGAATGTGATCGTCAGTTGGGTCAGAAGAACCACCATTTGCAGTAAGTGTTTCAATCCAAGTCCAATAGTCTGGCATTGAAGCTCCGAATGAACGAGCAAGTTCAACAGTCAAACCACTTGACAAGTAAGAAATATAAGAGTCATTACCTGGTGTCATTGATGTTGTAACACCGTCACCAACAAAGTAATCGATTGTTGTTCCAATAGGAGCTGAAAGAATACCGTATACAGTAGCAGCTGCACCACCTGCTCTACTACCACCAGTAGAACCAGATCCTGTTACCCAGAACTTTGTGTAAGTTGCTTGAGTTGTAAATGACCCAGCACCAGCTGTATCATAAGCTACAAAACCAGGAACTGGAGCAGCAATAATAACCTCATCAGCTAGAGGTGAGAAAGAATCACCTTCAGCAACTGGAGTACCATCTACTGTAGCCTTAAGACCATTTTCAACCTTGAAGGTTGGAGTAGCAGTATTGTCTGGAAGAGCTTTAATAAATACAAAGCCATTAGCACTTTCATCCGGAAGATTAAAAGTAGTATGACCAGCATTAGCACCATATGTATCACCAATAACAGCAGAGAGATCAGGATAATCAGCTCCAGCAACTGTCTGACCATCTGCTAGCAACCAACCAGTAGGCATTGCAGTAAGAGCAGCAGACTCAACCATACCACCAACTGGAACTGTACCTGCAGAAGAGTTAAAAAAGACAGTAGCGTTAGATTGAGGAGCAGCCCATTTAAGATTACCTGCTGTATCAACTTGAAGGTAGCTATTAGCACCACCAAGACCACCAGTTGGAAATTGATAATCAACAGCATTGATATTCAAGTTCTGAGGCAAATAAAGGTGTGAAGTAGAATTAGGGGTAATTCGATTAGTCTTAATCTGTGTACCACTCAAAGAAATCTTACCATCAATAAGTTCAATTGAGTTACCAGTAATATCTACTGCACCACTCAAGTGTTGTGATGAAAGAGTACCAACAGCAAGTGTACCTTCTGCATCATTAACGATAATAGAACCATCAGCAGCTTCAAAGAGAACAGCAACACGATCCCAACTATTACCATTCTTAGAATATAGTGTATTGGTTACAGTATTAAAAGCAAAGTCACCATCAGCTCCTTCTGTTATTGTTTCATGGTTAGCAGATGAACCGAGAAACTTATTACCGGTAATTAGACCACCAAGAGTTGAACCATCCCCAACAAATAGTCTTTTACTATCTGTAGTAAAACCAAGTTCACCTTGATCAAGTGTAATAAGTTGACGATCTACATCTGTACCGCGACGTACAAGAAGCTTAAGAAGAGTGTTTTCGAGAATTTCGATTTTCTTTGACATGATTTTTAGAATTTAAAGACTGGAATTGCAAAATTACCTTTATTACCAGAAGCAATCTGAATAAAGCCAGCAGATGAAAGAGCAACAGCAACACTATCGCCATCAGCGTTACCAGAGAGTACATTTACAATTGCTTCACTACCTGGAGCTTCAGCATCCATAGAACCGAAGAAGATCTCACCACCGCCAGATGTGTCAGTACCGGAAAGGTTTTGTTCAATTGAACTACTTGTTGAAATAACACGACCGGTAGAATCATACTCTGAAGTATTAAATGGATGCATTACGGCACCACCAATAATTTCAAGTCTAAGCTCTCCTGTACCTGGTGTCTTTTGAAGACCATTACCAAGAGCAGACAAAGCAATAGCATCAGCACCAACTGTATCATCACCAGCATAAGCAAAGTCAAGCTTATTGCCATCAAATGTAAATGCTTCAGTAACATCAACACCAATTGGATCACCACCAGCACCGCTGAGACCTAAACTAATATCACCTGAGCTGAGATAGAGTCTAGATGATTCAAGTTGACCTGAACCATTAACAAAAATAGTTGAACCATCAACTGCTGCAGAGAGACCAGTTGATGTAATCTCAATACCACCATTAGGTACTACGAAATCGGAAGCAACCTTATCGATTGTAATACCATTATCCTTAAGCTCAAGTACACCAGCATCATATTCAAGAGTAGTACCATCGACCCTTGTACCAATAAATGCCCATGCACTAAGTTGAGCAGCATCTGTACCAGAAAGCTGATATAGAAGGTTATCTTCATATACCATATCACCAGTAACAGCCTCAGTAAGGTCTGTTCTTGTACCAATATACATTGGTGGGTGATTCTTAGCACCTACTACATTACCACCTGAGAGGAATCCATCACCAACAAATACTCTCTTTGAGTCTGTTGTGTAACCAAGTTCACCCTGTTCAAGGACTACACTCTCACGTTGAGCGTCTGTACCTCTTCTTAATTTAAGTTTTACGATTTCGATATCTGGCATTTTTCTAAAATGTTAAGCTGTTCGTTCCCAGACATACATACCGAATGCTGGAGGAAGATTGTTATGAGATTGACCACCACCGGCAGTTGTAGATTCTAGTGAAATGGCATAATCAGCATTCTTATGACTACCAACTCTCTGGCCTCCTGTAGGGTTTGGAATGCCTGTATAGTCTTTATGATCTACTACCGTCTCGTGAGTGTGAGCTGCAAGTTCATTTACTGTTAAGGTATGCTCATATTCACCAGCTGTGTCTGTATCACCTGATGTTACTGTATGAGTTGCACCATTAATGTCAGTACCAGTACCAACACCAGCAATAAATTGACCTTCTGCAACTTGAGTCCAAGATGTACCAGCCATACGAGATCCAGGGTTGTTATTGTCTTTAGAGAAGAATAACGAACCAACAGGGTAGATAACATCAGCAATGGCAGAAGCAAAGTTAGCACCAAGCGTACCACTCACCTCAATACCTTCTCCTTCACGACCAACAGATAAAGCACTTTTATTACCGAAACCATCATAGATGTCGGCTTTACCAGAAGCTGGGAGAGGAGCACCTTCTGCATGAAGAACACCAACGTAAGTCTCAGAGATGTTGGTATTAGTTAGTGATTGACTTGCCATACTTATATTTAATACAGCAAGATGGATAAGCAATTAAATTTCTATAATTCCAGCAGAAGTATAAGAAGGTTGAACTTTAGATCCAACACCAGGTTGTACAAAATTCATTAACCTATCTTGTAGTTCATATACGAGAGCAAAGCAACGATTAAGAACACCTGTAAGGTTCTCTTCATTACCATGAACATATAGATTCTCAAGCTCTTGAATTAAGAACTTATCAAACTCAACATTATAGTCGTAATCATCAAGCTCAAGAACATCATCTACATACTTACCGGTAAATCTACCAATAATGTTATTCTTAAGAGTTAATGTATCGTTAACTACTTTAAAGAGTTCAGTATTAACAACAGACTGTTGAATGAATGAATCTGTATTCAAAGAGAAAGCAGCACTACCGTAGTTAGCATAGTTTTCATCTTTAAGAACTCTCTGATAAGCAGTATGGGTAGGTTCATTAAAGAAGTACAATCTACCATCAGTAAGCATGATAGCTCTATCTGTACCATCTTGGGTTGGGAAGATGTTAAAGTTGTTAATGTTATAATCAAGAAGACCATCAACTGTAGTAGAGCTACCTGAAGAGTTAAGATTCCAGAAGAAGTTAGCATCAGCAAAGTTAGCATTAGTAAAGTTCCACCTGTTATTAGTAAAGGCGTCTTCACTTGGTCGTAGAAGGTAAAGTCTCTCACTTCTAAACTTACCGATAACCTCTTCAGGTCGAGTCTTGAACTTTTTATAAACAGTCAAGTTGGTTGAGAAATACCAGAAGTTACTATCTGTACCTGAGAATGTAACATCATTAACTACCTCTTCATCACCAAGCTTATCTTTAAGAGTTACTTTCTCTTTATCTTTAAAACTATCTCCACTAAAGCGATATAAGAAGGCTGTTCTATTTGTAATGTTATCAGTTGTTACATCTTTATAAGTTACAACATAGAAAGTACCAAAGTCAGGATCAAATGCCATACCACCAAATGTCTCAGTTCTAAGATCAATAGAAGTAATACGTGAGGTAAAGTTAAAGTCACTATCAAACAACTTAACGCAGAAGTTACCAGAATCAAGCACAGCAACCTTATCATCGTAAGCAGCAAGCTTTGTAGGACGCAAGAACTTTGTCTGACGCTTACCATCACCAAAACCACCAACTAGCTCAATATAGTTTCTCTTATTCTTAAGAGCAGAGTCGTTGTTTTGATAACCTTCAATATCATACTTAAGTACTGTATTATTACCAGTATCAGAAACATATAGAAACTTATTGGTTGAAGCAAGACCACCAAGTTCAGCAAATGCTAAGTCGTTTTCTTCAGTTTCATAACCTGTAGAATCTTCAATAATCTTAATAGATGTACTTGAACCTGTTAAAGATATAAGGTTAGAAGATGTACAACAGAATAAAGAGAAGTTATTTGAATCATCATAATCTACCTGAGCAGTAGCATCAACAATATAACCAAAAGCACTTAAGAAGTTGTTATCAGCGAACTTTACATTAGACTTAAATCTTGGATTATTTTGATCACTAACATTAATCTCAAAACCCGTTGAATAGGTATTTGGTGCTGATGCATATGTAATGGTATCAGTAGCAGGTAGTTTATTAGAAGAAATAAACATACGAGAGTAGGCAAATGTATTATTCTCTCTAAGCTTATCTAACTTAAACTTAAATAGATCAAAATTAAAGTTATCATTAAGACTGAAAAGACAATCACTCTCTTTATTTGGAAGAATGTTTGGACTATCTGCAATTACTCTATCCTGAAAGTATGTTGTATAGAAGAGATCAGTAGCATATGTAGACTTCGGTGAAAGAGTCTTACCAGTACTTACTTCGGTAGCAACACCATCCTTTAACTGAGCATAACCGCTAAAGTCGGCTCCTGTTAAAGTGAACAAGCTACCATCTGTATAGATCTTTTTGTATGTTGTATAATCAATCATCTTAATACGTTTTAAAAATTACATCATTGATCTTAACACCAACTGGTGCAAAGCTATTAGCTTCAGCAAGTATAGATGTCTTAATCTGTTCCCTAACAGCTTCATCTGTAATCTTGAGATTGCGAACTACAATGTCAATGTTCTTAGAAGAGTTAGTTCTGTTAAACTTGAAGAACTGCTGAATCTCTGTCTTTGAAGTTCTTTGACCTGCAGGTATAGAAAGTACAATATCATCAATCTTCTTCTCAAGCAAGAATAGGGCATAAACCAACTCAGTGCTAATTGCTTCATTATAGATATATGGGTTAGCAATTGTAAGATCTTTGCAATAGTAATAACCAGGTTGTTTCAAGTATGTTGAAAGATCCATATTACTCTGGAAACCAGCAGTACCCATAAAGAACTCATCACTAAAGACATCTTGAATGAGATACTTACCAGGAGAGAAGGTTTGGTTCTCATAAAGTACACCATTTACATAGAGTGAAGCATTACCTTGTTTAGTATCAAGTCTATAAGTAAAGTTGTAGAAGCCAGCTTCGAATACAGTCGGATCAAATACAATATTCTGTGTAAGAATATCTTCTGTATTGAGATAGTTCCTTAAGGTAAGCTTAAAGTCAATAGACTTGGCATCATAGTTATGTGTAAGTGTATTATAGTTAGTGAGCTTCTTACCAGCAGTATTACTTGCAAGAGTACCTTCAATACCAAAAGCATCTAGTACTGGAGCTGTACCCTTAACACCATACAAGTTGTTATCAGGACCTTCAGCAAGGAAGATTGGATAAGTTACCTGCTCCCCATTAACATACTCATTAACCCAATCCACTGAAATGAATTGACCACCTGAAAGAGTTGTAATATCAGTTAATTGTTCTGATACTAATACTTCATCAATAGAACCTGAAAGTTCAAACACACCACTTGTATTGAATATATAATATTCATCAGATTTAATAGTATAGATCTTATCTTCTGCTACAACAAAGTCCTTAACACCACCCTTAAGGAAAGCTTCTGGAGCATCATCAAGGTTATGCTTAACAACATAAGAAGATACTTGATAGAATACTGTATTGTCATTCTCCCAGTTCTTATTCTTACCTACAAGCTTATATGTATTATCATTATACTCTAGAACATTATCATAAAGACAAAACTCGTTCTTATATACATCAAACTCTTCTGCAGTAACATCAGTAACTTCAAAGGTATCTAGATCGAAGCGCCTTACCTGTTGATCAGAAGAGATAAAGTCAATGTGTTCATGATTCTCATAGAAGCCATAGTAATCAAGAATCTCTGAACCACACTCAAGCTTAATCTTATTACCTTGTGAGTTAACCTTATAAAATAAGTTACCAGCTGTAGTTACAACATAATCATCAAGAGCACTTCTCTTAAATACATTCTTAATCTTTGTCTTGAAGTCTACCTTATTAAGAAGAGTAAAGTCAGTATTGTAAATGTAAAGAGTATTCTCACTAACAACATGTACAAATGGTGTAACTGTCTGATCTTGGAATATACCAAAACCTCTATTAGTATTATTACCAAGAAGAGAGAAACCATACTTATGGTTAGGGTCAAGATACATGTTAAAACTAATAGTAAAGTTCTTAGTTTCATCTACCTTCTTAGATACATCAAAGCATGTGAAGTTAGTTCCATCAAAGGTAAATTCAGAGCCTCTATAGTCGTTACAAATGTTTTCTGTCTCACCTCTAACTGTTTTAGATGTTGTATAACTATCAAAGCTAGATACTAATGGTGTAGAGCTTTCTACAATATTACGAACATCAGCATTACCAATACGCTCATACTTAACTTTAGTATTTGGTGTAATAGCAGCATCACTCTTCTTATCAAAGAACTTCTCTTTACCAAGAACAAGGTCAGATACATCAAAATCAATACCATCAACACTATCCAAGAAGGAAGGGCTAAAGTAAGAAGTAGCAGAAAGAGCAGCTTCTTTAGAGATCTTATCTGGGTAGTAATAACGATCAACCCAAAGTCCCTTTTCACCAAGAGTACCACCACTTAACCATGTGCAGAGATAACGACCATTATCATATTGAGTTGTATTCTTACGCTTAACTAAAACCTTATCAGAAAGCTTAGGAGTAGGACCAGCAAAAGCACCATTAAAGACAAACTGTGAATCATTCACATTAAGCTTGTCATATGGATACATAGATGATGGAGCAGTAAAGTGTGTATCAGAACCATTTGTTACAAATACATCTTTATCATAGAAACTATAGTTAAGATTAATCTTATTAAGACCTTTTTCTTGATCTACACCAGTTTCAATATTGTAATACTCTCTAGGATCAACACCAAGACCAACCTTACTATCAACCATGCTAGAACCACGCTTAACAAAGTTAAACTCTGAGCGGTTAGTATCAAGAGCAAAGTAGTTAACAGGAAAACTGTCAGAAGAGATAGTATTGTAGTTTGTAGTAAACATGTACTGACCTTCTTCATCAGTATTACTATTCTCACCATCAAGTATAAGGTTAGTAGTTTTGAAGTTATTGTAACTTGCAAAGCTCTTATTAATAAACTCTTTGTTTTGATCTAAGTTGTAGTTAACATGAATAAGGTTATTAATACTACGGTTAAGATCACCGGATAAAAATGGCTGAAGGGTAAGTTCACCAGCACTTAAGGTAACAACTTGAAGCTTGGATTCGTAAAACTTATAAAGTTGGAGATAACCGTCATCATCAAGAACATAGCGAAATACATCTGCACGCTCTCGTTCAATATTCTTATACTCATCTGTATTTTGGTAGAATACAAACTTATCAACATCTGTATTGTAGTTAAGATAGTAATCAAAAACACCATTGTTATGCTTAATACGGCAAAGGTTATTGTTGAGAGCTTCAATCTCGAAGAAGTAGTTATTCTCAAAAAATCCTGTTTTACCGAGTGGCTGAATGCCAATAGCTTTTTGTGAATCTGTAAAATCTTGTGTACTCTTGAAAATGTAGAAGTATTCATCTGGAGCATTAGCAGGTCGCTCAAAGCCAAGGGTTGTTACTAATGATGTAGACTGATCTTGTTCTAATGATGAAACAGATATAAAGTTCGTAAGCTTATCTCTATTTGTAAGGTAGTAGGAGCTATAGTTGTTAATGCTACTATCTTTAGCATTGGTAAAGGCATCAATCTTATTAACAGTAAAACCTTGCTCCAAAGTAGATTTTGCCTGTTTTACAGAGATATACCTATCCTGATATTCAGCCTGAGGAAAGGATACTGCTGAAGTAGAATGAGTAAAGATGTTGGCCATTATACTTATTTAATGGCAAAGTCTGCTTATACAATCAGTTATTTAGATAAGTTACGTATGTACGACCGTCAAATTTAGACTCAAGGTTAGCTACTGTATTAGAACCTGAAGCACCAGTCATTTGAGTAGACTGAATACCAAGCTTTTGAATATTGTCATAGTAACTTTCTCTTACAAGCTTGATTGGCTGGAAGATATTAGCATAGAACCCATTATTGTAATGTACAAGGAACTGTGCTGTTAGAGAAGTAGCAAAAGAGCTTGTAAAGGTATCATAAGTATGCTCATAACTATCAAGAATAGTACCACCAACTTTACCATAGAGCATTTCATTAAAGATAGACTCTTTCTTATAGTTAAAGACGAGATCTTTCTGATTGAAGTTTACATCAGATCCATCACCCCAGTTAATGTCAAGAGTAAGTGCCTGATTAGCTTCTTCCTCAATACCAGTTAAGATGAATGTAATAGTAGGGTCACCTTTAAAGGCAATTTCCTCTTTAAGAACATCAGTATTCTCAGTAGTAGCAGAAAGGTTAATATAAATGGTACTCATTAGATTGTAAGGGTAAAGTTATCTTCATCTCTTGTAAATGTACCACCATTAGCAGAGATAGAACCGAAGTTTGACTTATCGCCAAATGTAGTTGTACGTGCAATATTATTTATTGTCTCATATCTATTTGAATCGATAGCACTCAAGGAATTGTCAACAAGCTTGAATGAAACATCAACAAGGTGAGTAAAGTCGTTCATATCATTAGCAATGTATGTCAACTTGAAGAGGTCATTTCTGCTATTGTAAGCAATAGTAGGGGTATGAATAGATGTAGGAACGTAGTTACGATATGTATCAAGAGCATCATTAAGTTCAAAGTCAGTAACTGAGTTACCAACATCCTTACGAGGATAGATCAAACGTGACTTATTAGTATCAATAGAGTATTCGTAAATCTCTGGGTAGTAAGCTTTATAGTTATCAGCATCATTAGTACACTCACCATCTTGTCTAAACTTACCAAAGTAAATCTTACCTGTCTTTTCTACATAGAACCTATTAGTAAATGTATCAGTGTTATCAGCACTACTTGCAGAGTAGTAAGTATTAACAGTTCTTGGATTTACAAACTCACCATCATCATACTTGATCTTATCTACAAGGAGACCTGACTTAGTCTCGAGGAAGATTGTATTCTGAATAATGTCAAAGTCTACAAGCTCATTATTAATTTGAGATTGAACAGCTGTAGAGTATTTGCTAATTAGTGGTGCAAGAGCAGCTGAAAGTTTCTCTGATGTAGAATAAGTACCATTCTTAATGTATAGTGTACCATCTAAAGTAGCCTTCTCTTCATTAGTAAGTGAAGTAGTACTTGAAGAGAGGTTAGAGAGAACTGAGCTAGCTCTTTCATCAACAGAGTCAACAAATAGTAGGTTATCACCATATACAAAGTCGTTTGGAAGCTGCACATCATCTGAAAAGAAGCCACCATCATAATCTTTATAGCCAATACCAGCAGAAAGGTAGTATTTAACATCTGGGAAGAACTCATCATTCTGATCTACAGTAGCATCAGCACGAATCGTGTAGTGTGAGTTACCATTAGCATTGTCAGGAAGCTCTTTACCATCAAGGAAAGTAAGAGCACCACCATCTCTATACAATGGTACAATATTTCTTGAATCTTGAATAAGATCTTGATATGGGTAAAACTCTCTCATGTAGAAATACATAGGATTGTCTAATTCATCAAATCCATTAGTATTTGTACTTAAACCAGATCTAAATGTATTACCATTTTGACCAGTTAAGCTATAGTTGAAAGATGCACCTTCAAATTGATCAAAGAATACGTGACCATTTAAAAGTAAGTTCTTAACTGTATTGGAGATATCTTCTGCTCGTGGTTTAAGAGGCTCAGCCTTAAATAAGGCATACTCATTACCATATACATCTGTCTGATGCTTTGAAACGAGACCCTCATTATAGAGATCAGTAAAGTTAAGCTTATAACTGATATCATTAAGATCTTTAAGCTGTGTAGTGTTACGTTCTTTAGTAGTAAAAGATTCGAAAGTAGTTACCTTATTTGTGGTCTTTGGATCACCAGCAGTAAAACCACTTGAAACGTTTCTTGTATTACCACGATGATCAAATTTGTAATATACAGGATAGTCAGCTTGTGGGTTAGTTGATACATTACCAAACTTAGCAGGATCTGGGAAGATGTAAACTTTATCTTCTTCTAAAGCAGAACGATCAATCTCGTAGTTATAAGTTTCAGCTTGAAGCTTAAAGAGACCAATATCATCAGGCTGGAAGTTAAGACCAACATCACGTAAAAGCTTTTGCTGACCACTTGGAACAGTAGCAGTATCAGCACCTTGTAAGTTAAGTGCATTAGCAGCTGGATTGTCAGCAGTAAACATTACACCAGATACAGCAGGAGAAGATGTTGTATCGATATAGTATACATCTGTACCAATATACTTTTGTACAAGCGCTCTCTTTAAAGCATAAAACTCGTTAAGAGGAATACCGCCCTTTTTGTATTGATTGTAGAGCTGTACAAGTTCATTATCAGGATTACAAATAGCATCATACTCTTCTGGAGTAATAGCTGGTGGGTTAATGGTGAAAGTTCTAATAGCACCAATCCAATTCAACTCACCTGTAATGGCTTCAATACCATCTGGATCTAACCAATACTTAGAATCGATTTCGTTAATGTTGTTACCATCAGCTGTATCAGGTACATCAAAGTAGTCACCATATACATCTACAAACTCTTCGATCTCAACACCAAGACCTTGAACTGCCTTAAACACTTCATCATTCTCAGTATCAAGAGCATCTTCAGAGTTAAAGATAAAGTTATAGATGTTGTCGAAGATAGCTTTTTCAAGTCCAGTTTGTGAACCCTTCATCTTATTTCTATCAATAACATACTTACCTTCATCACGCTTCTTCTTATAGAAGAGAGCAATGTCTTTAAGTCTGTTAGCAAAGAAAGGAATAGCTACATCAAGGTCAGCAGGATCATTGAAGTTAATCTTTTCGAGGAATCTCTTCTCTGTCTCTGTAGTATAGTTAACTACAATCTCTTTAATAAACTGTCTGTAGTAATCCTTAAACTGCGTCTTTTGTTCTTCTTCAGAGCCACCTTGATCTGCATGCCACAACTGAAGATAAGAAGAGTAAAAGGAACTATACTCTTCAGGAGAATAATCTGCCTGAGTATTGTTAATGAAGTCCAAGAATGAGAAAGGAGCAACAGTATCCTTATAATCAACCTCATTTGGGTTAGTTATAGAATATTTAACAAGTACTGTTCTTAATGATGTATCTGACATAGTATTAATCTTCGAAGAGTTCTAAACCTTCATATAGGCTTTGTGCAAAAATGTTTGACATTGTACCATTATTCTTAGACCAATCTTCATAAGAGGTCATAGTATAAGAAATGGTTGTATTTGGATCTGTCCAATCAATGATAGAGTCTGTAATCTCACCTTCTGTCTCTCTCTGATAGTAGAAGTTGTAGATATCTGTAATGTCTCTACCACCACCGGAAAGTAATGGCCAACCCCAAGTAGAGTTATAATCACTTAATGAATAGAAAGAGGAATCTGATGAAAGAGCATCAGTAAGAATTTGCAATCCATTCTCTGTAATAATGTCACAGTTAGGAAGTTGCTCTTGCTCAATCTCAGTACCCTCATCTAACTCAACAGCCTCAGCAGAAAGAAGACTACCTGAAGTTGTAACATAAATAAAGCCTGTTGTAGTTTGAACTGCTGGTGTAATAGCAGCGTTAAGAGGAAGGTTAGTATTTAGTGTGATATAATTACCACTATACTTTTCATGAGCTACAATATTTTCACCGACAATAATCTTACTACCAGAAGTAAGAGCATCACCTAAGTTTTCACCATAGAAGTTATTTAAACGATAGCCGTATGTTTGATAGTGTGTATTATCTCTATTTCTTCGTCCAAACAGCTTAGACTTGGAGATACTAAGGAGATCCATAACTCTCATAAGCTTGGGTGGAAGAGAGTATTTGTTGAGTTCTGGTAGATCAAGCAATTGAAGAATACCATCAAGTTGCTCAATATTCGACTCATCAATTGTAGAGTTATTCTCAAAGAAGTTTTGAATCTTCTCATATGTACTCTTACCAATAGAATCTTGTGTAGCTGAAAGATCGCCAAATATAGAACCAATAAAGTCGCTCATTAGAATCTTCGCATCATCAAATAGAGGCTGGATTGCAATCTCCTTAAAAGCATCCTTCATGTCAATTTGCTCATTCTGCTTTGATACAGTATAGAAAGAAGAAGGGTAAATAGTAAATGTATTACTAACTCCTGTATGTGATGGATCTGAAGAGTCTGTAATCTCTGAGTAAGCACTCAAGTATACATTCTCTAATGTTGTTTGATTATCTGTAGTAAAGTAACCTTTATAGAAACCTCCACTATCAAGAGTTGAAAGATCTTGGAAGTTAGAAGAGAATACAGCATCATATACATTTGTACCATCTGTAAGATATAAATCTAGAGAAGCATCAGCTGTGCTAAGCAATGGCATGTTCTTTTGTGAATAGTTAGATTCATCCTTCACCTTAACAACAAAAGCAATTTTAGAGCCTGCAAACTTCGTCTTACCAATATCGAAAATCGTATTACCATCAATACCGTTAGAAGTAATGGTTAAGTCACTATAGGTATTGTTTTCATTAATTGATGCTTTAGCACCGTAAGTTGTAGTATTTGTCTCATCAAATATACTACCCTGCTCGAAGCCAAAAAATAGGTTATAGTTACCAACCATATCGCTTCTGAAGTAGACTTCTTCTGTACCGGTTAATCCAGCAAAGAAAGCATCAGTATCATTTTTATCTGTATAAACGATCTCATTGTTCTCATCCAACTTAACATAAATCTCAGTATTGAGAGTTGTTACAACGTTTGTATCTAGAGCCTCAACAATATTGTTAGTTGTTAATATTTGTACAAAAGAAGATGAAGGTTTGAGATGACCATATGTTTCATCAGCATAACCACGACTAAAGAAATCTGTATCTGTAGCACCAGAAGTGTAGGCTACAATAGTAGGAGTACCAACTCTAAAAGAATTGTATCTCTCAATAGTGATAGGATTAGTAATTTCACCTGTATTGTGCACAATATCAGTAGGAGAATCAATTACAAGCTTATCCTCAATAAAGTCTTTAATCTCAACTTTGGAATGGAAAGTGTCATAATATCCTGTACCATCCTCATTATAAAGATAACAAGAAACCTTATATCTACCAGGCTTATCATAAGCGTGTTGAGCAGTTACTGTCTCAACTGTAGAACTACCATCACCGAAGTCCCATACTACGCGCTTATTAGAAACGAAATCATCAATACCATCCTCCAAGTTAGGAGCAAAGGTTAAAGGAGTGAAAGGTAGTGCATAAGACTCATAGGTTTCCGCACCAGTGTAATCCCTGACATAGAAGAAATTATACAAGAGATCAAACTCACCGGATTGATCAAGTTGTAGAGAGCTTAGCGACATACACTTATTTAATCGCCGAGCAAGTGTTTACAAGCGACGAAGTTCAATCTTATTAGCTATATCCTTTGGATTGTAGAAATAAGCGAACTGGAAGTCTTCAAGCTGATAGTTGAGAGACTGAATAACACGATCTTCGTCTTTATAGTCAGGATTCCATACAGCAAAGCTAAGGTTAGCAACTTCAGCATCACCGTTAACAGTGTGAAGAGCTGTAACACCTGGAATATTAAGAACATCATTAGTAAGAGCAGCTACATCAATAACATCACCCAACTGTACATTGTTAAAGTAGTTGTTAAATGTATTAAAGACAGCTGTCTTAACAGCACCATCATTGATAGCTTGGTTTCTATCTAATGTAATACGAAGCTTAGAGTTATTAACAATATCATCGATTGTATCATTTGTAGCAAATGAACTTCCAAGGCTTGTAGCACCGAATGCAAATGCTTTGAAGATTGGATCAGCAACAACTACGTTCTGAGTAATGTCTTTCTTATTATCACAGAAGTCTGAGATAAGCTGCTTTTGAGCTGCATTAAGGAAGTTTGGAATTGTACCATCTAATGTTGGATTACCGTTTGGTACTGTATAAACATAAACGTTGTTAAAGCTAGTTGAAGTAGAGAAGAGAACTTGTGAGTAAAGAACACGAGCATCATCATTACCATTAGCGAGACCTAAATCATTATAGTAAGCAAGTACTTTTGATGTATAATCTTCGTTAGAAAGAACCTTAACATCGCGAGTAATGTTATTGAAGTTTCTATTAATCTGATATCTGTAATCATCCTTTGTAACAAGACGGTTCTGAGAAGCAAATACTTTAGGAGCATTTGTTCTAATATCTTCTACTGTCTCTGCCTTCTTTGTTGGTGAAGAAGCTGTTGGATTATTAACTGTAAGGTTAGCAAGTTGAGCAGCTGTTATGATTGTCTGATCACTATCAAAGAGAATGTCTTTAACTTCGCCGAAGTTTTTAGAGTTATAAAGGGTGAATGAAGAACCAACAAAAGCACCTGGACCAATATCACCAGCATCATTATCAGATACAACGTAATATATTAATACAGTATCATTACCATTAAGCTGCTTACCATTAAGGTTGTTACCGAACTTAAACTCGTAGTTACCTGAAGCATTAAGACGCTTTTCGAACTTCTTAGCATCAGCACTCTCAAGGAATAGAGAAGCTGTCTCAGTATACTCATCCCAAACACTAGTAACATTATTCTGTACAAATACACTAAAGGTATTATCACTAATAAACTTTGTATTGTTAAGGTTCTTTGCACTTTGAGTAAACTGCTTTGAAGTAAAGCTATCAACAAGAATGATATTCTCATATGGCTCACCAGTAGCATTGAAAGTAGCTTCTGTAAGAGTACCTTGGTAGAGAGTAGTATTAGAAGGAGTAACCTCTTCAATAATATTATCTGCAACCTTTTCAAATGTGATATCTTTAGTGGCTACAAAAGTGTTACCATCAGCAGCAATAGTAGAGTAGCGAGGAATTGTATAAACGTTAGATGCTAGGTTAGTAGCAGAAAGAGAAATATTAGCGAGTGAAGTTTGATCACCAAGAGGCTTATAACCAATGTTAGATACAAGCTTATTCATGTTCTCGTAAATTGTAGCTGTATCAAATGTAGACTCGTTAGAGGTAGTATTGAGCTGGAAGAGAAGAACGTGATACATATAAGCTACAACATCAATGAAAGCACTGAAGTTAGAACCTTCGAAGTTCTGATCAGTAAACGTTTCATTTTCATTCAAACGCTCAATAATGAGATTCTTAAGAGAATCTGCATCGAACGTAAGGTATGCGTTCTTAGGAAGTTTGTAGTCTGTGAAATCTTCTAAGCTCATTATAGATATTTAATCTATAAGCCTTAGTTATCAAACCAAAACGTAGCCATCTTTATTCAAAGAAGCATTTAGAGATAGATCATAGATATCAAGTTTAGGTATACTAAATGTTATCTCAATATTGTATTGATTTTGATCTTGTAGACTCTCAATAGTTACACCTTCTAATGTAATGCGAGGCTCTTGTACTCCTAAGTTGCTATAGATAAACTGAGCCAAGAAGAATGATGTAGTAGTATTAATCGGCTCAAATAGATAGCTTCTAAAGTCGAGACCAAGTGTAGGGTTGAGAAGCTTCTGACCTGGTGTAGTTGTGAGTATATTCTTTACACTATTAATAACAGCTTGACCATCTTGCAATTCATCAAGATCTTTAAGAGTCTGTTCAGCATAGAGAGCAGATTTACCAAATCGTGTCATTCCGAGATCGAACTTAACATCTTTATACAAGTAACCACTCTCGAGGGACTTCTCCTCAATAGAGGTCAATTTAAGGTTATCTAATCTTACTGCCATTTTTAGTATAAATATTTAGTCTTGAGACTAAATAATAGTATGGCTAAAAACAATAAATTTCTCTCCCTTCTTGAGAAGTATCAATCACGTTTTGAACAAAAGGGTTTCCTAGTTGGTGACGTAATCAAGTTCGATGATAACTTCAAGTCTCACGAATCTTACAAAGATCTTCCAGATAATGTAAAGGAAGTTCTCGACTCTTATATCGACTCTGGTCTTCACATTCGTGTTACTTCTGTTGACGGTTCTGGTGAGATGGTTGTTGCACAAGATCATGGTGGTGGTCGTTTTGTAGGTAAAGTAACTATTCCTTGCTGCCTTGGTGCACCTGTTGATTTCGGTGACAATCTTGCTCCTATTCCAGAAGTACAGCGTCACGAGACTAAAGTAGACATTAAGCCAGTTGAAGTTCCTGAACTTCCTGAGAACCCTACCGATGCTCCTACTCAAGTACCTCATGAAGGTGGTAATACTACACACCCTATTGACGAAGAAGATGAAGAGGTTGTAGAAGAGTCTGCTAAAGAGGATACTTCTTACACTCAACAGTATCTTTAATGCCTAAAGAAGATAAATGGTGCCCTGAATGTGGATGCTTCAGTAGTGCCAATCGATTTAAAGCCTTTAGATGTGGTCACTGTGTAAAAGAGCTCGGTGATCCTCTAAAGGATTTGCCTAAGTTTCTTATTGAATATTACAAAAATAAGAAAGAGGTAGAGAAGGCTAAATCACCCAAGAAAGTAGTTAAAAGAGCTACAAAGAAGACTACAAAAAAAGCTGCTAAACGAAAACCTGAAAAGAAGGTTGTTCTTATAGAGGATAGAAAAAAGCCTCGTAAGAAAGCAGTTAAAAAAGCCAAAAAGAAATAACAGAAAAGCCGCTCCGAAGAGCGGCTTTCCTTTTGTTAAGGGTTAAAGGTCTCTTATGTAAGACCTAGGATATTTACAGTTTCAATATCATTAGATGACATACTGTTAAATTGTAGCTTAGTATAGTTTTGGTCTGCTGGTTGAACTTGACTTCTTATACCATTAGAATAAGAGTCAGAAGTACCATCACCCATTAACCAAATTTGAGTAGCTTTATTTTCATTACCACCATTAGCTGTAAAAATATACTGAGCATATTGTTGATGAGGGAATCTGTATGATGTACCTATCTTATAATCATCTCTCCATTTGATAGGGTCTGTAAGCATAAGTTTAATCTCAGCATCAGTAGGCATATCAGCATTACCAAGAAGAGTAGTGACAACCATACTAGCCACTTTTCCGTGAAAGTTTCTGTTAGAACCTCTACCACCAATAGTTAAGTGACCACCAAAAGACCTATCCATTCTAACACCTGTAGAGGTCCAATTAGTTAAGGAAATGTTAGAAGTTACAGAACCAAAGCTTGAGCCACTATACATAACTCTAATATCAAAAGCATCAGCTAAGTTAGCAGCTGTAGCATTACTAGAATTATATCGAGCTCCCTTGTGTGCTATATAAACACCATACCAATAAGGCTGACTAACCACAGTTACAAGGCATTCATTATATCCAACTCCTTCACGACCCCATCCAAAGTATAGATAACCATTAGAAGCCAATCTTAAATAGATATTATCATCATTAGTACCTGCGCCTTCTCCATAGTTCCAAATGTGTTGATTACTATTATGTATATCAGCTTTAAATACAATTGCTGTAGCCCAAGGTCTTGAATAAGTATTGTTAGAAGTTTTACCTGAGAATGAATTGTGAGCAGGTACTGTTGTACCAGTAAAGCCCATACTAAGAGGATTAGCTGTTGAAGAGTTAGAAACTTGCTTAACATGTTCAGCACCTCCAGAGAAGTCAACAGCCTTATCCCAATCAGTAAGAATACTAGCTGCAACAGGAACAGATATTTCAGACAAACCAGTCCAGTCAACATCTGAGTAATCAAAACCAGTATCATTATCAGGCATTGCAGTCCAGAAGAAATATGGATCGAGTGTTGTAATGCCATAACCTTGCTCACCTGTCTGAACCTTGGAGTTAGCATCCCAGTTACCGTAAGTATCTGTAGTTACATCATAAGAAGATGAAGCAGTATGTCCAACTCTTATGTTATTACCAGAGCCGGTTATTTCAATAAATGCTTGAGCATTAGTAAGAGATAATGTATAGGCCTGGCTTGTAGTACCACCATTGGCATAACCAATCATATAAATACCGGGTTCGGTAGCACTATCTCTCTTCCAGAATCTAATACCAGCAAAACCAAAATAAGAACCAAGTGGGGTCATTGTATTAGTCCAGTTATCTGCTTTAAATCCAACAAATGCCAGACTATTATCAGGCATTGCAGCATGTAAGTCAGTAATAAATGCAGAGTCAAGCACAAGACGTTGACCAGCAGCAATTGTATCATCAATAGACAACCAACCTTTTGCACCAGATAGTATTTCTGTACCAGAGAAGTTAGCAGATGGACCTTGTGGAGTAACACCTGTAACAGCTACTGTATAAGTTGAACCAGCAACTACCGGAGTAGCATAATAAGCAACACCATTTGAAGTCCACTTGAACTTAACTGGAGGAACATCACTTGGAATAACAAACTGAAGATATGAACCAAACTCACCAGGAGTACCAACAACAGTAACACCAGTAGTATAATCACTATTATCACTAATAAGGCAAATACCTAAAGCATCAGTAGATTCAATAGATGAATCAGTCAACCAGAACTTATAAGTCTGACCAGCATTCAAAGTAATATCACCAGCAGCTGATAAGCTAAACAATGGCAAGCTACTTGTATCTTCAGTAACATTAAACTCATTAGCAGGTAGAGGAGCATCAATAATGGACAATCCTGTTTCTGTAAGAATCATACCAGCTTCAGCACCTTTAGTAGCAGCTACTAATGGCTGAGCACTAAGACCAATAATTAAGTCAGCATTATTCCAAATAGCTGGATTAGTAGCAAATGTACCACCTACAACTGGCTCAGTAGTTAATGAAGCAGTAGAATCAGTACCACGGAAGACTGCAATATTACCATCACGCATATATTCAATACCCATGTGGAAGTTAGCATCCGTATCACTTGCATGATTAACTGTATTCTCAGTTGGTGCTAGGCCAGCATATCTGAATGTCATTCCTGTTGTATTAACTGTATTATTCTCATACCTATGAACAGCAAAGAAGTCATCATTAAGACCAACACTACTCCAGTTAGCACTAAACTTTGGAATACCAATGAATGCTTTATTATCTTCACCACTTGCACCATCAAGAGAAGGTAGGATGTTTGTATTAGCATAAGTCTTAGGAATGATCAAACGCTGACCAGGGCTAAGAGTAAGGTTATCAAACTGTGCTGCAGAATCACCAGCAAGCTCAGTTGTTGTATCCATATTACCCTGCAACAAAGTAAAGCCTGATGGAGCACTTGCAGCATTAGCAGTATGTGTAAATGATGGGATAGGTATTGTTTGACCGTCAAGGAATGCTGGTGTAGCAAATGTAATTGTTGGATCAGTATGAGTAGAAGAACTACTTCTGAACAATACACCATTGAGTGAAAGCTCAATTGTACCAGCATTATTAAACAATGACCATACATCGCTTGTATTATAAACTGGACGTGTTGGAATGGCTTGTGGGTTAGTATTATCATCCCAACCAACTGGAACTAAACCAACCATACTATAAGCATTACCAAAGTTCTGACCTTGCGCATTACTTGGAACACCAGTAAATGGAGCAAGTAGATCCCAACGTGAACCAGGAGCTGAATCCTTATCAAGAATGTCTGTAGTCTTATCAACACCAGAACTAACAATACCGATACCAATATACTCTTCTTGGTGATACCATTCAAGCTTATCACCATCTTCAAGAGCATACTGAAGATCCATTACGAACTGACCAGAGAGGGAACTATTACCAGTAAATACATTACCAGCAGAGTTAGTAACACTTCCTGCAACAGCAGAACCTGTATGAACTGTATCACCTGTAAGGGAGAGAGCAGCATCTAAGTTATTAACTACAATTGTAAGAACTCCTGTAGATGAACCATAATCATTTGTTCTTACAACATCAACTGTATAAGTCACAGATGGATAGTTCGTATTATCACCTTCAACCTCAGGAGCTGTACCTGTAATGTTGCCATTTGTCTGGGATTGTGTAATCCAAGATGGAGCATTAGCAATAGTTGTAGTAAACTGTGCACCTTGAGGATGTACTTGTGTATTAAGAGTTGTTAGCTCATCCAATGTAATTGTATTAGCACTGAATGGAGTAGGAGCAGCTGTACTATCTGCATCTTGAGGAATCTCATTCCAAACAACGCTTGTAAAGGCACCCACTATACCATTAGATGGAGCTGATGAAGCATTATTAGTAAATCCAGATACTGGACCATTCCAAGTTGTATTAGTTGGATCATCAGGGAAGGTATAACCAACGCTAGTACCTGTACCACCTGCTGAAAGGTCAAATGTATTAGCCTCTGTATCAGTAGTGAACAATGGGTAAGTAAATACACCATCTGGAGATTCGATGTAGTAGAAGGTAAGTAGTTCTTCTTCAGGACCAGCACTTGCTACACCAACTGTAGTTGTAAGGAAGTCTTCATACTGAACAAGATCCATAGAGAATGCTGAGTTCAATGTATCAACCATTGAGTTAATTGTATTACCTGCAGAAAGGCCGTTAACATAAACATTACCAAGAGTTAGATCACGGAGCTGAATCTTATCAGAATCTTTCTGAACAATCTCAGCTTTATTACCTGTTACATGAGCTGCAAGCTCGTTAATATGATAAACATTAATGACATTACCACTTACATATTCTCTCAACTTAACAGATTGGTTAAGAGTATCAACTTCAACATTAACAGATGGAACACTTGTAACGTGGTTACTGAATGGAAGCTCGGAATAGTTACCAACCAAAGGTGGCTTGACGGCAGCGATTGTAATAGTCTGATAAGAGTTATCACCAAGAGCGAGTCTCAAGTTTGTAACATCACATTGACTCAAGTCAATAGCATAATCTTGACCAATAAAGCCAACATCATCAACCTTAATAATGTTCTTATCATCATCTGCAAGACCACCTACTGCAGCTGTAATGCATATACCAATCCTTTCTGTATTAGAACCAAGACCAGTATAATGAACTTGTGTATCAAGAATCTCAGCAATGAAGCGAGCAGCTGCGTTCAATGAAATAGTATTACCAAGTAGACTTGCAGATTCATCTAAAACAATAGAAGCGTTAGCACCTGTAAGACCTCTACCACTATATGCAGAGCGGTTATTATCATACAAACCACAATCACGAAGAGTAGCGTTACCAGATCCTGCAGAATAGAAGCCTGCATTCCAGTTACCATTAACTTCATTCTGTGAGAACTTATTATTAAGACCACCAACTACTTGAAGACCATTACCAGCATTGTAAGCAACAACGTTCATGCTTGTTGTAATGTTCTGTGAACCGGAATGAGTAGAACCAGCTGTAAGATTAACACCTGCATCAATGTTCTGTGTAATCTGGTTACGAGTAATAACACCAGCACCACCAACACCACAATCAACAAGAGTAATACCTCTGAAGTTCTTTGTTACTGTGTTACCTGTTATAACTGCTTGGGTAACTTCTGTAAGACTAACAGCACCACCATCAGAAGCATTAGCCCCTGCATAGAACGCTTGGAGATCTGTATCAGTAGAATCATAACCAAGCAATGCAGTAGTGGTAGACGGTAGGACAGTGTTAAGAGCAGTGCCGTTCCAACCATTAGTTGTAAACTCACAATCGTCAATCTCAACCTTAGCTGCTTTAGTAATGTCAAGAGCATAGTCACCAGCATTCTTGAATGTAATGTTTACAAACTTAAACTCTTTAGTATTGTCTGTACCTGTAAACTTAATCAAGTTAGCATTTGCAGCATCATAAGATGTATAAGAAATAACAGCATCATCAGCACCATAGAAGAACAATGACAAAGTTGAAGGAATTTCAATCTCGCCAGAGATTTCAAATGTACCTTCTAGATAGATCTGATCACCATCATTAGCAGAAGCAACTGCTGTCTCAATGCTATCATATGGGTAGAGTACTGAGCCATCTTTAACACTACCAGAATAACCAGCCTTGACGTAAATGTCGTATACACGAAGAGCAGAGTTCTTAATGTCTGATTGTGTAGCACTTGACTCAGCAACGTGATCATAATCAGTACCGTTATATACAAGAATGTCACCTGTATTATAACCACTCAAAGCATTAGGAGTGGTAACACGATAGAAGTCACCAAGTACATCAGTACCAGTTGGAAGTGCAGGTGTACCAGTACCAGTAGCATCATAAGAGCCTTTGTAGATAGAACCATTCAATAGCTGATCAACATCCTCTTTAAGAGCAATTTGCTTATCAGTAAAGAGACGAGCAAGCACTTGTGTCTGATAACGAGTTGGTGTAGCATCACCTTCGTTAACGTTGAAGATACCATCAATAACTTCTTGGTTATTCTGAATGGAGATCTTATAAATTGTAGCACGAAGAGTTGTACCAGCCTCAATGTCAAGTGGCTGATCGAAGTACCATGTAATAGGATCGTTAACTGCCAAAGCACCTGGCTGGAGATACTGAACATACACAGAAATGCCATTAACAACAATCTCATACTTCAACTGCTGATTAGCAGCAAGAGGCTCACCTGCTCTTGTAGTAATACCTTGACCACTAATATTGAAAGGGAAGAAGTTATCACCATCATAAGGAATGGCTGTATCATCAACAGGGTTACCACCAAGTGGAACTGGGTTAAAGTCTTGGAATACTCGAGTCTTTGGAAGAGTAACACCTGCACCTGGCTGTTGGTTAGCTGAAAGAGACTGGTCAAGAACTTCACCGAATACTGGATAAGAGTTAGCATTGTTATCAAGATCTTCGAAGTAGATGTTAGAACCACCAGAAGCCATCTTGTGCTTCTCACCCAAGAAGAAACCATTTTTGTTAACCTGAATATCTCTCTGTGCAACAAGTTTATCAGTAGTAGGATTGTATTCGAAGTATTCAGTAATGATTGGAGTACTCATTTGCTGATTCAAATACTCAACAACTTGATCTCTTGTATAGTTATAAGGAGCTTCAGTTAAAGTTTCAGCTGCTTCATTCTGAACACGGCTGGCTTTCAAGCGCTTCAAAAAGACTCTGTATTCGGTAGTAGAACCACGCTTAAAGATACGTGTTGATTTAATAATGATACGTTCTGCTTGTGTTGGGTGAGCTAATGCTTCAACGGATCCAATTTCCTTATCGGTAATAGTAGATCCGTCAAAGGTAACCTTACCTGACTTGGTATCGGAGAATATTCTTATTTGTCCCATAGTATTATGTATTTAAAATTATAAAGTATTGTTTGTTAAAATCTAGTTATTTCTGAATGAACATTGCAATTTCGTTCATTGTTACAGTTCCAGGAACGTCTGATTTGATCTGGAAGCAGACCCTACCAGCATCACCTGGACCGTTAGTATCGATTGTATCACCAATAAAGAATTTGATACCCGGCAAGTATGCATAGTCCTCTTCAGCTCCTGATTCCATTGCAAGAGAAGAAGCTTCAATGTGGAAGTTATCTGATGGTGTTGTACCAGAGTGACGGAAAAAGTTAAGTCTACTATCAAGTCGACCACCATCATCATCTGGGTTAAAGCTCATTGATACACGAATATCAGCTGATGAAGTTAACTCAAGACCTTCAAGATCGAAGATAATAGGATCACCATTAGCACCTGAACCTTCATATCCACTTAACGCTGCTGTCTTCATTGAAGTAACACGATAGTCAAATGTACCTTCTGGATCTACTTCAAGTTCAACATCAAGCCATGTATTAACACTCTCAAGAGGAATGTCAAATGTAGTAGCACTACCGCCGAAGTAAACTGGTGAAAGGAGAGCAATATAACCTTGGAACTGCTCACGTTGGTTAACTGTAACATTTTCAAACTCACCAACATCAGCACTCAATATAGCAATGTTAGTTTCATTGATAATAGAGCGTGATTCATTACCACCACCGCCAGAAGACATCTCAGCAATCTTGCGAATGTCTCTTGTCTGATTATCAAAGAGGTTATTAATCTTAGTTTCTAACTCAGACTTAAGAGCTTTCATATCACTCTGGAAGCTCTTATCACCCTTCTCAGGTTCATAATCTTCCATAACCTGATGCTGAATATACTTACTTGTTTCAGCAATCTCTTCTTCAACCTTCTCAAGCTCTTGTTTAGCCTGCTCAACAACAACTTCTTCTTTTTGTTGAACATCTACCTTTACAGCTACTGGCTTCTTCTTTGCAGCCTTAACTCTTTTCTTACTCTCTTCAACAACCTTATCAAAGTTTAACTTGGCCTTCTCTTGAACAGCTTTAACTTGCTCATCAAGAGCACCTACAATAAGATTTGTAATAGCTTCTGTCTTTGCCTTCTTAGCAGCTTTCTTTTCCTCAATAACCTTTTCTTCAGCTACTTTATTAGCCTCTTCAATAACACTATAAAGGCTATCATTAAGACATACTTTAGGCTCTTTACCTTCTTCAACTCTTACTAACTGTTTAGTAGTCTCACCTTCAACAGTAATGTTTGTAGAGGCTACAATGAAGCCATTACCTTCTTCAATGGCCTTCAATACTGACTTCTCACCATTACTTGTAGCATGGTAGAGGTCTTTATAGACATTATTAAGTGACTCAACATAGATGATATTAACATTATCACTACTATGCTCTACTGGAAATTCAGTATTAAGTGTTTTGACCATACACTTATTTAATCACCAGTATAGTAATTACAAGCAAGAAGTAAAAATAAATGTATTACTTCTTTTTACCCTTCTTCATGTTAGCACACCAGTGATACATCTTACCTTTCTCACCACCATACTTCTTAGCCTTCTTACGAAGCTCAGTTACAGAGCCTTTACAGCTTGCACCCGACTTCTTAACACGACCAGGACGACTCTTGCCTTTCTTCTTACCGTCCTTGAAGTTCTCTTCAAAAAATTCTTTAAAAGATTTCATTATACGTTATCCACTAAAATAATTTCAAATGTAGCTGTACATGTTGTAGCTTGCGCAGCAACAAGATCTATTTTAATATCTGTCTTCTCTGTAAACTTAAGAGGTACATCATACTTATAGTCAATAACAGCACCACCAGCTGAGCTTAAGACTCCTTTGATGTTGAATGTACCGTTCTCAGGTCTAGCAAACAATCTAAACTGCATAGCTGAATTAGTAGCAGCTTTATCAGAACTGTAATTAACATGAGTAAGATAAGCTGTCTTACCGGCAGGAACTGTATAAACAGCCATCAACGTTTGACCTTGATCTTCAATAATTTTAGCAGCAATACTACCACCTTGGTTAATTGTAACATCACTATCATTGTTTGTATCAACCATAATAGCTCTGAATATACGAGAAAATGTAGTTGTTCCTGTGCCACCAATTGATACAACTTCTGTAGCTGGTTCGAAATTACTATCTAAACCTTGAACTTCAACATCAGCACCAGCATTAGAAGCTGATGTAATTGTAATAACACCGGCTGCTGGATAAGGGTAAACTGCTGTTCCTGCATTACCATCCCAAATGGTACCTGCTGTTACATCACCGTCAGTGGCACCAAACTTGTTGATTGAACTATAACCATCAACCTCTCCAGCAGCAATAGGTAAATTGCCACCACCAACACCACCATCAATATCTTTAGTTAATAGTGCATAGTGTGGAAACTCAGATGTCTTGGTTCCTTGGAAGCCTGAACTTGTTGATGAGACTGTTGGAAATCTTGTATCATCAGTAATTTCAACATATGCTCCATATGCTACTGATTGATATGGGGCATGTACATTTGGATCAATAGCCATAACTTACCACTTCTTACAGCTCCAGTAACCAGCGGAGAACTTGCTCTTCTTCTGGTCACACTTATGACGTGCACGGAAAGACTTACGACGCTTTGGATTACTCTTCTTGATCTTCATATTTGGATCACCGAAGCGTACAACCTTCTCTTTACCATTCTCACAAGCCTTAACAACAAACTTCTTAGAACCACCAGATGTACGACGAGGTGAGTTACACTTCATACGAT